TGTTGTTGCCATAATTTACCTCTTATAAAGTTTTTTGCCCTATGGTCGTATAAGCGTCTGCTAGGTCAGTCCATAGGGCAAGTTAAATCCTAGATTAAGCTCCTTGTGAGCCAAAAACACATCTTGGGTCTGAGAAACCAAAAGAATATCTTTCTCTTGCTTTAAATCTCATATTTCCTGTGTCAAAGTCACCTTCCATTTTAGTAGACATAGGCATTCTTTCAAAATGTAAGAAACCTCTTGGTGCATCAGTCTTAATGAAAAATGCATCAGTATCTAATAAATAATGGTTAACAACATATCCTTCAGGAAGCATTCCCATATTTCTTACTGCGTTTATGTCATTGTCGGCAGTTCCTGGTCTTAGTGTAGACTCTAATATTCTATCAGCTATAAACTGTAAGTTTGATGGAATAATTAGTTTCGTTCCACGTACAGAAACTCTTAAACCACGCTCATCAACGAAACCTGCAATGTCAATCAATGCATTCTCTAAACTTGTTTCGTTTAAGTCCGCAGCAGTAGTTGGTTGATTTCTGAATGTTCCTCCATTTGTTAATGGGTGTGAGCCATTACAAAGAGATACACCATCACCACCTGTTACTGTTGTGTCAAAAGCGTTGTTTAAAACAGATGCTGCCTTAACCTGCTTAGTATTAGCCATACTTCTAGCCAATGCTTTTGTGTATCTTGAAGATAATCTATCATACAAATTATCCTCAATAGCCTCTTCAGTAATTGAAAAAGCCAAAGCAATGGTTTCGTGGTTATACCTTGCGGTAAAAGCTTCATTTGCATCGTCAAATGCAACTGCCGCACCTTCACTTTTTACTGGGGCAGAACCAAAACCTGATAACATTACTTCTTCTTCGAAAGCTCTCTCAGAATTTTCTGTGTCATAGATTTCAGCGTGCTCTTGTTCATATCTCTGATACTCAAGGCCAAATAAGGCATTAAGACCAGGTTCTAGCTCTTTAGCTAATTGTGCTCTAGATATCGCCATAGTTTAATCTCCTTATATACCTGTTGTAGAAATGGTTGTACCTGCATTCGCAGAACCATTCGGTGAGTTAAAATGATTGTTAAGACGTACGATTAACGGTATGCCTGTAACAGTAAAATCTGAATTTTCAGGATCTTCTTGAACTCCCATTATACGCAAAGCAAGTGTATTAGTTGTTGCTGCAGTATTTAAATCAGCAGTAGCAGATGAAATACCAGTAGTATCACTTCCACTATTACCATCTTTTAACGCACAGTTACTAAAAACGTCAGCCCTTACCAAAGACTCTGTATTTGCACCAGTGATGTCACCAGTTGCTATTACAAATAATTGACTTGGGTCATCGTAAACGAAAGCCTTCACTGGGTGATTTGTATCCGCCCCAGATCCTTGCCAAGTATTTGAGAAAATAGTTTCTCCAGTGGTACTTGAAACATATTCACAACCGTAAAAAACACCTAACATTGAAACATTACCACCAGCTGCTGCTTGTAACTGATCGATAAAACCTGTATCTAAAGGAATAACTGCTTGACCTTGATACAGTTTATTAGTGTTTCCTGCGGCTATTCTATATTCTGTTGTACCAGTGCTGTTTGTATTTTGACCTAATTTTTTTAACGGTCTTAATCCAAACGCTCCATTAGAATTTGCCATTCTTTATCTCCATAAAAAATTAATAATTAGTCCTCACTCTTGCGAGAACCTCCAAAACTTACACGACTTTGTCTTTCTGCCTTGTGTATAGGCATCGCAGGATGCTCTTCACGAGCTAAATCATTATCCACTGCTGTCATTTGATTGCGAGCTTGATCTCGGAAATATTTAGAGCGTTCTTCAACGGTTTCAACTGGTATACGTGCTAAAAGTAATCCTCCAACACCTATAACTCCAGCGTGCTTTCCATCTTCTATGGAAGGTACTTCAAAGTCGGGATATTCGTCCTTTCGAACCAATTCCCAACCTTCTCTTCCCTTCGCTGAGACATTTTTTCGATCGTCAAAACCCATAACTTCGGTTCTTATCCACCTATGTACATAACCCTCAGGTGGTTTGGGTGCATCCAACATGGATGGTGGTTTCCAGGGTGTTCTTCTTACATTATTAGTGCGAGATTGAGCATCTCTGGATGTTCTTGTGTTCTTATTTACTGGACTATTCATTTAAGCCTCCTGTCTAACATATTTTGCGTATTCCTCTAAAGGAACACCTAATCGTTTTGCCATTGCAACCTGAGAAGGCGATAGTCTCACTGTTTTCTTACCTCCTTTGTTGCGGGATTTAGAAGATGTAGCCGAAACTACCTTTTGACTTCCCCCCGTTTGCTTCGTTTGCCCCAATTTATGAGGAAACTCTGCTGCAATTCTTTTATCGAGTTCACTATAGTACTCATCAGTAGTCGGGTCAAACCCTTCATCCTCTACTAATCGTCTATGAATGCCAAATGATGCATATGTCATAACTTCATCTTGACCAAACCACTCATTTTTAGCTGCCCAAGCCTCTGCTTTAGGGTCAGGCTTAACATTTTGAGCTTGTTGAGGTGGTTGAGGGGGTATTGGTTGTGGCTGATTCGGTACAACAGGCTGTTGATTTGGTTGTTCTTCGGTTTTTTCAACTTTTGGCTTGGTTATTTTAGACTTTTCAACCGTAATTGCCGCTAAATTTGCCTGTGCCTCCACAATTTTGTCCGCATCACCAGATTCATTAGCATCTTTTAAGGCTCTTTTAGCAGATTCTAACTGAGATTGTACTCTATTATTAAATTCTTCTAAATAACCTTTGTCTAAATTATCTAATCGTGTTTTTAAGCTTTCATTTTCTTTTTTAACGCTCTCTGCAAACTGAATAGCGCTTTCTTTTTGACGTTCTTCTTCACGCATTTTGCGTGTCAACTTATCTATCCTGTTTTTTACATTGGCACTATAATCTTCAAGTTCATCAGATTTCTTTTCTTCGGTTGCTTCTTCTTGTTGTGCCTCTACTTTTTCGTCTTTCTTTTCTTCAAGTTCTACTTCAACTTCATTTTCTTCTGGTTTTTGTATCTTTTGTTCTTCTTGCATGATTCTTTATCTCCATGAGTGATGCTATCCTTTCTGGTTAAATATGTTTGATGTCATCTGGTTCTAATATAGTAGCGATTACTTCGTCATCATTTATAATTCTTACTTCACCACCGTCTATTTTAAAACGAGATCCTGCGTAACGACCAATGCAAACCCATTGACCTTCCTTGCACCAAGAAGTTTCTCCTGGTCCAAACTTATTTGGATCTTTGTAAGCCAAAGGTCCAATTTTTAAAACATAAGCTACCACAGTTGCTAGTTGCTCACGTTCTCTGACAGTATCAGGAATGTATAATCCTGCGTCTGTAGTTGCCTTGCCCATATATGGCATTACCAATATTCTCCAACCAGTGGGTTGTGGTAATCTATCTTTTAAATTTTTCTTAATTAAACTAGGGTCAAGAACTTTTGTGTCTTTTGGTTGATATAAATTTTCAATATTTACTTGTTTTTCTTTTTTGCCTTTTCTGGCTACGTGTTCTGGCACATAAAGTGTTTTAGTCAAAGCTTTCCTCCTTACTTTCTAATTGATCCTTTATTTCTCTTTCTGCAACTTGAAGACCTTTTAGTTCTCCAACAACTTGTTTATATTCTTCCATCGTTTTAAAAGAACCACCTGTAAGTGAGTCCTTCGTTAATTCTATGCGTTGCTGTATTTTTTTTAAAACAGCGTACGCAAAATTTGTAGAGTCCATTAATAAACTCCAGAAAATTTTCTTCCTTTTACTTGAACAGGAGGAGTACCTTTAATTTCTTGGTTTCTCACTTGTCTGTTCATTTCTACTTTTATATCCTTTGGGCCAGGTGTAATTTGTTCTACTGAAGATGTTTCACGTGAAACATTCGCTCCAATAATAATGGTCATACTTCCACCACCTGCAAAAGCTCCTCTACCTTTAAGAATGTCTGCGTATGTTGTTTTACCATCACCTGTTAAGTCTGGAAATTTTTTAGCCATGCTAGATCCTCCTTTGTTAAATCCTTCTGCATCGTTCATTTTTTTAGCTTTTGCTAAAAGATCGTCTGCTCTGTTTTTAGATACACCCATTTGTCTTGCCATCTGAGTTCTCATTCCACCTCTTCTTACCATTTTTTGCAACTCCAATATCTTGCAGTTAGTTTAGAAGGAGGCGCACTATCACACTTGTGTCTTGCTCTAAAACTTTTTCTTCT